GCTCCTACACCTGTATTGGCAGATGAAATCAACCAAGAGTATGCTGTGCTATGTTCATGCAACTCCAGTTTCTCTGAATTATATCCATATCTGATTGAGTATGTTCCACCATCACTATTAACGTCTCTATTGAGTTCTACACCTGTCTTTCTGTATGTTCCAGTAGATGACTTCCAGTCAGATTCTGAGTTGTCAAAATACCACTTGGTTGACCAGTTTGATTTATTGTTGACATTACCAACACCAGTTACACCATTACCACCATTCCAAACACCAACATGAAGGTCTTCTCCAGGAACTGTAAAGACTAGTTCTTCACCTCTTCTAATAGGCGTTCCATAGAAGACAACACCATTGTCTTTATCATGTTGATTATTGGCAAGTTGATTGCCACTATTCAAGAAGAAATAAGAAGTTGAGTTTGCCAGAGAAACTGGTGACACACTATTCAAACTTGTGACATCTACATCTACTGTTGATGCATCCTGCAGAGTAAGTCTAAGTGTGTTATTACTGGATGTAAGAATACCACTGGTTACTGGGTTGCCTGCAGAACCACCTGCAATGTGTACAGTTGCTACATCACCAGAAACAGAAACAGCAGAAACTCCACTACCAATGAAGTTTATTGTGTTACCACTACCAACTGCAACTCCATCCTTCTGGAAGTCAAGTTCGTTTGCTTTTCTGTTTGCTTCATCATTAATATAATCAATAACCTGTTGTAGAGTGTATCCAAGATCTCCAACAAGTCTTTGGTTATCTTTATTCCTAACTCTAGTAGGACGCATTCTTTTGAATACAATCCTTGGAGTAACACCATCCCTTTGAAATAGATCACTTCTAGTGACCCTAATTCTTCCTGCAATAGAAGGATGCTCAATTGCAACAACAACACCGCCCAAAGGTGCAGGAGGAATTCTAAGTCCCTCAAAGAAAAGGGAACCTTGTGCTGCGTCTCCAAAAATTGATACTGGTTTTGCCATCTTATGCTACTACGTTGATTGTTAGGGCCATCATTTCAAGATCTCCTTCACTGCTTGATCTTGCGCTAATATTGAAACTTCCAGCGGTTGTGGTTGTTAGTCCAGACAATGAACTGCCAACATAGAAATTCATTAGTATCTCACTTATATAGTTCTGGTCAGCACCCTCATTACAAATGAGTGCTTGTTCTCTTGTGATACTAAAGTTGGTTGTTCCATATCCCTGAGTTGTGGGATTTGTTGTAAAGTTCAAAGCAAAGTCAAGGTTAGTATTGTCATCATCAGGGTTGAATTGAGAAGCAATTCTTACAATAACTGTTGCACCCTCATCTAAACCAGCAAGAGAGAATTCTGTTTGTCCTGTTCCGACTGTTGCTCCACTACCAACCCAAGGATCACCATTGTTAGCATCAAGCATTACTTGAGGCATATAGGCAGTCTTATTTGTTCTGACTGAAGGTTGAATTAATACAAACTCATCAGCAGGGAGAGTTTGAACTGTATTTGCTACACCAGCGGTATAGTAGTTGGTGCTATACCTATAATAACCTTGATGGCGATTATTGATAAAGGTCGCAATTCCTACTGAACTTACGCCAACATAATCACTTCCATTATGTTGAAGCAGTTGTCCTGATGTTCCAGAATAACTACTACCACCACCTGAAGAACTAGCAATTTTTAGATTTTCATATATTTGGAATTCTAATACATCTGCATTAGAAACAGCTGGTGTCATAGTAACACCGGTTCCTGTTGTTGCGAGATAGTCAGTTCCACTCCTCTGCTTTACGCCATTAAGGAAGACATCAATAAATCCAGGAACATAACCGCCAGTAATTGTGAAATTAGTTGTTAATCCAGATGCAGTCTCATACTGTCTCTTGATTGTCGTGGTAGGAATTTCAATGGTAACAGTATTTCCTGAACCAACAACACTGGATACTCCTGCACCAATGAAGTTAAAGTCGGTGAATCCAGTACCAATACGAGTAGAACCAGACTGAATACCAACGCCAGAAATAATATTACTTAACTGACTACCATCACCAATAAAACTAGTTGCAGTTACAACTCCAACAGCATTAATGCCACCAGATAGTACTTGGATCCCTTCTCTAGCAGTGACAATACCAATAGAGTCTATATTTCTTACATCTTCATATGTTGCAATTCCTGCAACAGTTAAATTGCCAGAAAGTACAAGATTTGTTCCAGTCGTATTCTCTGCCAATTCAGATGCAGATCCACCACCGACCGCTGTGCTTGCAATACCAACCCATTTAGATCCGTTGTAAATGAGAAGTTCACCCTCACCAGTAGATTCATCAAAAGTTACGTCATCAAGATCTTTGATGAATCCAGCACCGCCGCCACCAATGGTAGCGATCTGTTGTTGAATTCTATTGATGAAAAGTCTGTAATGATTCTGTAAATCATCAAGTGTTGCAAACTTTTTATTGAGTGGTGTTAAAGGATCTGCCGAATTATTTGTATTAGCATCTCCAGGTAGGGTTGGATTATCTTCTACTAAAAGTTTCTTTTCATTTATCTCTGAGATGGTCTCTTCGAGATAAGCAATCTTTTCAACTAACTCTTTATTCTTTTCCTCTAATGTATCTAACTGAAGTCTTTTGAGAACTTCCTGGATCTCTTCCTTTACAATTTCAATGTTCTCATTCTGTTTCTTGATGTGTTGTTCATTAACAACCAGGTCCATTTGAAGACCTTCCATCTGTTCAGAGATTTTACTTCTGAACTTTCCTACCTCTGCTTTCAGACTGGTATGATAGGTTTCGTTTGAACGAATTAAAACACTCTGAATCTCTCTGAGATCTTCAGTGACAGTCTCTTCAAGAAAAGCAAATCTCTTATTATACTTTTCAATCTCATTAGAGTATCCCTCTAATTTTTCATTATCACTAATCTCTCTCTTCTTAAAATCTTTGTAGAGATTGCTATATGTCTTAGAGATAGAATCAATCTCTTCTTTATATTCGTCAATTACTGTCTGAAGTTCCTGTATCTTTTCAGCAGTTTTTTCAGTTACATCTCCAGAAACAAAGTCAACTTTCTCTGATAGAGAGTTTACTTTTGCAAGAACTTCCTCTTCTAATTCCTTTACTTCTTGCTCGGACTTGAGTTTAGTTTCAATTAAAAGATTATTGTACTTGGGTATCTCAGTCTCTGTAAATACCTTTACTTTTGCATTGAGACTTTCAATAGTTTCTTTATAAGAATCTATCGCATTCTTGATAGTCTCTTCTGTTTTTAATTCTGTTTCCGCAAAAAACTTTTTATATTTTGGAAACTCTTCTTCTACTAAGTTGTTTACATCTTTTTTAAGATCCTTAGCAGTTTCTTTAAACTCTTCTCTAACAGTATCAATTGTATTCTGATTGAGAGACTCAACCTCTGATAAAGCAGTTGTAACTTCCTTGTTAACATCTGCTTTAATTGTATCTAAGTTTTCTTCTACTTTCTCTTTAAAGTCACCAAATCTTTCATCAACTCTAACTTCAGACTCTGAAATTAATTTTTTATACTTTGGTACATCAATACTGAGGAATCCCTCAACAGCAGTAGATAATTCACTAAAATCATCTTTAATTTTATCAACTGTCTCTCCATTGATAGAAGATATCTTTGACTCAATCTTTGATATTGATTGTTCTACAAAAAGAAGTTGTGCCATCATGGCACTATCCAAATCTTCTTGCTTAATTAAATTTTTTATATCCTCTTTTATGCCACCAACTTCTATAGATACGTTCTCTACCTTTTCTAAGTTTTCTTTAAAACTATCAAAGGTAGAAGTGAAGTCAGATAACGATTGAATATGATTTAAGTTTGTTTTAAAAGCATCAAACGCTTCTGAAACCTGTTCTATCTTTTGTGGAGACGCAGCAGTATATTCCTCTTTAACTTCATCAAGAGGGGTCTTCTTAGTATTTCCAAAAAAGTCTGCAGGCTTCTTTAATGCCACTTTTAATATATCTCCTGTATTTTATTATTTATTGTCCTCTTTTAATCCGTTCTTGAGCATTTTTGCTAAGTCGGCAGTTGATCCAACAAAGAGTGCATTGTTGACTGTAGATGGTCCCTTCTGCTTTTCTTCCTCAACATCTTTCAGTTTCTTCTGAAGATCCATTAATTTATCGGTAGCATCAGCAACGTTCTTAATTAATTGCCCTGCAACCTCATATGCTCTTGGCATTTCACTTTCTTGAGCAAGTTCAAGAATACCATTAATTGCCTCTTGACCTTTTTCGATTATACTATACAGATTTCCTCTAGTATAGTCATAATCTTTCCTGACATCATCAGATGTTGGTTTTGTTATCTTATCAGGAGATTTTTTGACAATCTCTGTTTCAACAACATCGTCAGCGACATTGAAAGTATCGTTAAGATCGCCAAATTTGCTACTCATAAGAATCCACCATCAAATCCAAAGTTATCACCCTCTTCGATCAGAGCACTATCAGCGCCGATTGGACCAAAGGTTGGTGCAGGTGCTGCCTCCGTATAATCAATTCCTTTGACTTCTGCCCCTGCAACATGCTTCTCTGCTTTTGTATTATCTCTTCCTCTATCAACAGTAATTTTATTTCCAGTCTTGGATCTAACAAATAGTTCCTCATCTCCGATGAAGATGTACTTATCTGCTTTGATTCCAGAAGCATCTGCAACCTCAAAGGTTTTTGCTGTTGCACTAATATCTGCTGCCAGTGTAGTGACAACATTGTCCGTGTAAGATTTGAGTGCTCTTGCGGTAGCAGAGTAAGTAACCTCTCTTCTTGTATTGGTGGTATCTGTTCCAGTGAGGTAACTGACAGTAGACCTCTTGATGATATCCTTGGATGCGGACTTGGTAGGTCCAAACAGATATGTCTTTGCAGTAAATCTTAGGGTATAAAATAAAACTCTTCTTGTGGTAAAATCTCCCTCATAATCATCCTGCAGTGTGATACCTTCCAACACAATGGGAACGTCTCTTTTTTCTTTAATCTGATCGACGAGTTCTATCGAAAGATTGTACGCTGGTTGGAAATAAGGTAAGATCTGCTCAACAATCTGTAGAGCATCATCGTTTAGTTTGCAATAGATTGATAACTCAAATTGCATGTTATATGGAACTGGCATATAAGACCTCTTGGTCTCAGTACCATCAGTCTTATCCTTTGCAGTAAATGTCTGAGTTGTAGTTACTTTTCTGCTAGGATCATATGTTAATCCAGTAAACTCAAAAGACATCCTTGGCAAAGTAATTGCCATGGGTTTATTGAGGTCTGGTGACTGCTCAATTCTAGCTAAAAACTTTTGAGTAGGACCATATGCCAGAGGAACTCTTACAACAGAATCATCTTGTCGGATCTCCATTGAATTGAATAGAGTTCCAAAACCAATAATGGTCCTCCTCAGAATCTCGTTGTAAAAGTATTCAAACATGATTAACTTGGTTTACTGATCAGCAATAAAATTATTTAGGGCATTCCAAATGGGTTCTGCTCAGTGAAGTCCAGAATAGCATCTGCTTCGGTCTCTATGTCAAAATTATCTGCGTATGGATCGTTATCAATTGTCTTATCAATGACCCTCAGAGTTCTTGTTGCTCCAGAATTTGTGCCAGTTAAGGTCTCTCCAGCAGCAAACGATCCAGATACAGAAGCAACTTCGAGAACATTTGTCGTAGAATTCCAAGATCTAACTCTTGCAGTCACTCCAGTTGTAGATCCAGTAACTACTTCATTAAACAAGAAGTTTCCGGTGTTTGATCCTCCGGTTGGGGCAGCAATGGAGATCGTGGGAGCAAATGAATATCCAAGTCCGGCATTCGTCAGATAAACGTTTGTAATAGTTCCTGCAGCACTCACAACTGCTGTTGCTGTTGCACTTGCGGTAGTCACACCTGTTTGGAATACTTCGTTTGTAAAGGAAACCACAGGATTACTAATATATCCTCCACCAGCATTTGTTAATGTCACAATACCAACTACTGCATCACCAATAGTTGTGGTTGCAGCTGCACCAACACCTAATCCATCTGTAGTGCTAAACGTTACTGATGGAGCAACAGTGTATCCAGATCCTGCATTAGCAACATTGACTCCCTGAACTGATTGCAAACTGGGATTTGCATTTAAATTGCAAACATTAATACCACCAATCATTGTTGCAATACCAACTGCAGTAACTCCACCAGACGGAGCAGCAGAAACATTTACAGTTGGAATCTTTGCATATCCACCACCTCTATTTGTGATAGTAAAGAATCTTACACCACCATCTACCAGACCTACCGTTGCAGCAGCACCAACTGCATCTCCAACCATTGTAAGTGTCTGTGTAATACCCTGAATAGTGCTGATACCGTCATCGGTTATTCCATCAGATTCATCACCGATCAACTCATTGTCAATCTCATCAATTCCAGTAGCAATAACCTCATCCTGATACTGGAAGAGTTCGCAATAGAGTTCATAAACATAAAGACTCTGCAATTGATAATATGGTTTTGCATATTCGATGTCTTTAATTTCATAAAGACGATCATCCAATGGGAACCAAATTAAATCTCCACCCTTAGGACGAGTGGAAAGTTTTACGTTTGATTTTCCCTGAATCAATGGAGTGATATAATTTTCATATCTTTCTCTTGATATGATAAGTCTTACTTCATCTTTTGACTCAATACCAAACTTGGATAATACATCACCAGCACCAGAGTATGCATCATAGTTGTCAATATATGCTTCAATTGGCAATGCATCATCAAACTTAGATTGCACAACTTCTCTAATGACAGTGTTTTCTGCCATGTATTTTCTTGGAATGTAGTAGATGTCAACACCATACATCCTCAACTGTTCGTTGATCAGATCCTGAACAAGATTCTGTTCAGAAGAAGTGCCTTGAGTGAAGAAAGGATTTAAAACCATCAGCCTATCATGTCAAGTGGGGGAAGTTCGTAGGTAGTTGACATTACCTCTCTAATCTTATCTAGTTCTTTCTCCGCATCGTCATATATTTGTCTACCATTCAATTCGATGCCACCTGGAAGTTTGACTCCCTGGAACTTAATTAGATTTTGTCCCCACTGTCTCTTGATGAGTGCTGTCAGATAACGCTTCAGGAAACCATCATTGTAAACTCTTGGGAAGTCATTTGGATTGAGCAATCTATAGCAATCAATAACCAAGTAATCATCTACACTGACGCTTGCCCAGTCAATATCCAAGTAAAGTCTATCTTGTCTTATATTAAATCTGATTTGTTTCTGTGTTGTTAATGCAAAGTCGATATCCTCAAGATATCTCTTCGTCATTGCATAGGTCAAAATTTCTGTTGACCCAAAGTAGTAAATATCATTCAAGAATAACTGATACTTAATACTGAACATATTGTTGGTGGTTGTGTTAGAACCATCAAAGTGATATATCTTCGTTACTCCTAAAACTTCTGGAGGAACTTGTAAGTAGTTACTGTTCTCCTCAAATGAAAATGATACAGACTGTCCATCAATCGTGGAACTTGCAGTTGTAGTTACGATACCGACAGGGTTGCTTCCGCCTCTACCTCTTCCCCTATCAATATCTGCTTGAGTTATCTTATACTTCAGGAACGTGTTGGTTGTGCCGTCATAGTCACGTTCATAGAACACCTGGAGGGCATCATCAACCAGGTCATCGATCTGCTCATCGGCAACGTTAATCTCCAATACAGGAGCACCTAGCTGCCTCTTACAGTACGCAATTAATTCTGATCTACTTGCTGGTTGAGCCATTTATTCACCAGTTTCCTATGTGTATTTATGGTGCTGCTGATACTGCAGGTACTACCATCACATTACCATTGACGAGGGTATATATTGTAGACCCGCTACTTACTAAAACATCATACATATATCTTCCCTGCTCCAAGTTTCTGGTTGCAGTGGATCCCAAAGATATTTGCAACTTACCACCCAATGCACTTGTAATTCCTACAGTAAATGATGTAGTAATTCCAAGTGTTGCTCCAACGGCAACACTTTTTGATATCGCGGCAGATCCAGAGTAACTAGTAAAATCAAATGCTGAATTAGAGTTATCTGTGACATTAAATGTGGTATCAAAGTTTGATCCACCATAAATTGTCAGATTAACCGCATACGGAACTCCTGTATCTGGATCGAAAGTAATATTTTTAGATGCCATCTAGTTATCCTATGATTGCGATTGTTTCCTGCTGTTTATAATATAATTTTGCAAAAGACTTTGCAATATTCTTTAGCATTTCACGATCATCACAACTATCTATCTCAGCGGCAATCTTTTGATATGCAAAAGATTTTTCCAAACCCTTTATCTCAATATTATTTGGATCCATTGATTAACTCCTTTAGTAACGACTTAATTTCATCAAGTTCACTCTTGACATTAGCAAGATCTTCTTCCATTGTCTGTACTTTTTGATTCTTTTCACTCTTAGCATTGCGGCTAGCAATGTAGTGTTCATAAGATACTTTATTTACATTAATTATATTATTGGTATTGGGATCTCTTGCGAGATCCTTATGACCTTTTTCGGTGTAAATATCCATATTATGCTAAAGCAATTACTCTAAGATTTCTCATTTGAGGTACTAGTACCTGATTTGTAGATGTCATGACAAGTTTGATACGATAAGTTCTAAAGGAAGGAAGATTATCAGCAGTAAATACATGCTCTACAAATTCAGAATCTTGAACACTGAACCCTCTCCTAGAAGAAGTTGGTACAAGCGTATCAGTTCTTCCATCACTGTCTGCTTCATCAATCACCAGTCCTCTTGTATCTAAATTCAGATAACCTGGGAATGGTGTGAAGACCGAATCAAGTCCAGGTTCAGATGCGATTGCATAGAATGCTCTGATGTCTGCACCTGTTGGAATATGTGCATCAGTAATAATCTTAATGGAAGTTGCAGGATTCTCAAGGGTAATCTCTTTAGAGAGATACTGACATGCGCTGGGATCATCTTGTATAGTATTTACTCTAGGATCAGTCGCATAGTTTGTAACTTCAGAATTGACTCTGTTTGATACTGCATAAACGCTACATCTTTGGAGTTCAATCTGAGGACTCAACTTAGTATTAGTTGTTCCAAGGAAAAGTCTCATTTGCATGGACTTATTACCCTCAATAGAATCCAACTTACGATCCTCATTAACCTTAGAGAAAATTGCTCTAGTGCTATCAAGATAATTATTGGTATTTAAGACAACATCCTCAAAACCAGTGTTAACATAAGGAATTTCAGTTCCACTGATACTCTGTGTAGTAACAGTTCTTATCTGAGCAGAAAGTGTTGTTCCCTCTACAGTAACATTGTGGACGGATGGTTTGATAATCTCGAATGGAATGTTCTTGGTTGCCTTAACATTGCTTCCGCCAGTAGACTTGGATGCATTGATAAACAGTTTGGGGAACGAAGTTCCTACAGACCTATCTGCATTATCATTAATTCCAATGGTTCCAAACTTCTCAGACATATCAAGTTTGATATGATACGAATCCAAGGTAATTGGATCTGCAGCAGTTACATCATTAAGATCATGGGTCTTGTTAATTCTAGCCAAACTTACTCCACCAAGTTCATACTTATAGACTGGAGTATCGACTGGATATGTCTTTGGATTTTCTCCTCTAGAAATACTACCACCAATCGTCGATGACGTTGTGGAAGTATATTCGATAATTTCTTCTCCGATGAGAAGTAATCCAGTATTTGTAGCAGCAACACCTACATTCTCAAATGTAGCAAATCTATCACCGCTTCCAGATGAAACTTGAATAGGATCTGTTGATGACTTAGAATATTCGGCAGTCAACCTGGTGGGTTTAACATCAGGAAGAACTCCAAAGATTCTAACAGCATTGTCTGCAAAGTTCATTCCATGGTTTACATGATTGACCTTGATGTGCAGACCATCGGAAATAGTTGTAATTCCAGTGGATGGAATTGTTACATCTCCTCCATGATCACTATTGAGTTCTCTTTCAACACCAGTGCTATCAAAGAAGCGAATTGTTCCAGCAGCACCAGTGATAAATTCACCTTGGACATTACCAATTATGAGTTGCGAAGTTAATCCAATACCAGCAAGAGTAAATCTTGCGTTTCTTCCTACATTTGCAGCACCGATAGCATCGATGGTAACAACATCGCCAACTTGATATCCATTACCACCAGCATTACTAATTGTTGCCGCAACAGCAACTCCATTATCAATATGAATATCAGCAGTTGCTCCAGATCCAGATCCAGAGATAGAAATCAGATTGACACCATTAAATGTCTGATATCCACCATTAGCAGGAGTATACCCAACACCTGGATTAGTAACAGTCAATGTTCCTGTTGCACTAGCAGCAACTCCTACCAAATCACCCTCAGCAATTCTATTAGTTGGAGTTCCTTGGAAGAATGTATTTCCAAGGACATAGCGATTATCTGCAACAGTTGTTCCAAGTCCAACACGAATTTCGTTTGAAGAAATATTCAGTGGATTTGGTCTGAGGTTTGCGATTTGCTTATTACCTTCAGAGAGTTCAGGACTGTAAAGATCAACAGATCCAGACTCTACGAAGTCTGCTCTATAAAGAGTAAACTTAAGGTCTTCCCACTGACTTGCTTCCCAAGTAGATGCGTTCTGTGACTTAAACAGTGATCCAAGAGTTGGTTGGTTAGAAATATATGTATCTGTTAGGATATCATTTTCTCCAACTCTGGAGATGTAAACGCTATACTTAGTTGAGTTTGAGATCAGACAAATAGCATATTCTTTACCACCCTCAAGATAAACCGGAGCAGCAAACTCAAACGTAGTTGCTACAGATCCATCAGTAGAAGTATTAACATCCTGTGGATAGATAAGAACTTCTGATAAGTCAAAGTATTTGGCAGTTGGGAAACCATTATCCATGGTTCTGATCTGCATTCTAACCGGTGTATTACCATCATCTTTGGTGCGGAAGAATACGTCACATTTGGTTATGAAGATACCTTCAGGATCTGTCTGACTGTCAACCAAGAAAGATTGTGCCAGAGGATCGTACCAACCAACAATAGACTCACTTACATTTGCTGGACCCAGATTTCTGGTTGCTACAACTTCAGTGTCAACAGTTCTATTGACAAGTTCATCCTCAAACAACTTCTTCTGCTCAATCTTAGCATTTCTAATAGAGAGAATTTGATCCTGAACTGTTTCGATAGTTCCCGAAGTTGGATATGCTTCTTCACCAACAGTTGTAGCAGCATCTTGATCGTTGTCAGGATCATTTGTCAATGTAAAGACATTAGTTCCTGTCTT